GAGTCCACGCACTAGGGTTACCACACACAGTTACATCCAAAGAGTTTAACGCTTGTGCGTATACCCAAAAGGTGGTCAAGTTTGCAAAAGCTATGACCGATAGGGGCCATGAGGTGATCCACTACGGGCATGAGGACAGTGACCTGCAATGCACGGAACACGTCAGCGTCCTGACCAACGAGGACTTTGCCAAGTCATATGGATCCCATGACTGGAGGAAAACATTCTTCAAGTTCGACACTGGTGACCATGCATACCAGACGTTCTATTCCAATGCCATTCGGGAGGTAGGTTTTAGAAAGAAAAAGAACGACTTTATTCTTCCATTTTGGGGCAGCGGAGTACGACCGATATGTGATGCACATCAACATGATATGATCGTAGTTGAGCCGGGGATAGGGTACGCTGGTGGTCACTGGGCTAAATGGAAGGTTTGGGAGAGCTATGCCATCTACCATGCGTTCTGCGGCATGGGTGCAGTTGGGCAGTGCCAGCAGGACAACTATTCCGTGGTGATCCCCAACTATTTCGACATCGATGACTTCACCTTCAACGACAAGAAGGAAGACTATTTCCTGTACTTGGGCAGGGTCTACTCTGGCAAGGGTGTAGATATCGCAATCGACGCAACGCGCAGAGCAGGAGTGAAACTGGTTGTAGCGGGTCAATGCGAGGCTGGGTATACATTCCCACCCCATGTGGAGTATGTGGGCTATGCTGACGTTCCTAAGCGAAAGGAACTCATGTCTAAGGCTAAGGCATCTTTCCTGCCTAGCCAGTACGTCGAACCATTCGGTGGAGTCCAGATCGAGAACTTATTGAGCGGAACCCCAACCATCACCAGCGACTGGGGTAGCTTCGCAGAGAACAATCTTCACGGGGTCACTGGGTATCGATGCAGGACAATGGGTGATTACGTCGATGCAATCAACAACATTGACAAGATCAAGCCAGCGGACTGCCGTGCATTCGGTGAGAACTTTACGCTTGAACGAGTTGCACCAAGGTACGAGAAGTATTTCCAAGACGTGCTAGACGTGTACAATGGAGCAGGGTGGTACGCTGATGGCAACGGAATCGATGCAATGACAATGACTTACCCATCCAATCACTAACAAACCCTGTGACAAATACTACCCACTATTTGTCACAACAAAAATAATATGAACGATACAACAGAAGAGATAGACAAGATAACCCAAGAGCGTGACAGATGGAAGGATTGCGCGGATCGACTAGTAGCGTCATCAGGTTGGCATGACCAATGGCCCCAAGCAGTGGCACACTATCGCAAGCTGAAGGAGGAACTGAAATGAGCGACTACACGTTTGAATCGCAGTACTGGGGAGACTGCTGCAATACCTTCGACGAAGACCAGAAACACTATGTCTATGCGAGATTCATGGGACTGCACCAAGTGGGCTATGGGTTCAGTCTGTCAGGCAAGTCAGTGCTGGACATAGGTGGTGGGCCTACGTCCATGCTGCTCAAATCAAAGGGACTTGGCAGGGCATTGGTGGTGGATCCGCTCCAGTACCCACAATGGACTTACGCTCGCTACCATGAGCATGGTGTTGAATGTCTGGTGATGAGAGGTGAGGAAGTGGTTGAAGAGGGCTTCGATGAGTGCTGGATTTACAATTGCTTGCAGCATACTGATGACCCTGCGTTAATCATCAGCAACGCACTACGAGCGGCAAAGGTTCTTCGCATCTTTGAATGGGTTGACATTGAACCACATGATGGGCATCCGCAGATGATAACTAAAAAGATACTTGACGAGAGCATAGGTAGTGAGGGAAAGTTAGTCCACCTAGCCGAGGCAGGTTGTTTCGGCTTGGCATACTTTAATATATACACACAATGAAATTAACTACACCATACGAACAATTCGTTCAGTCCATCGTGAAGCCGGGGCATGACATCCTTGTCCAGCTTACTCCACTTCAGGCATCCATTCTCCACATGGCAGTTGGAGTCAGTGGTGAAGCTGGTGAGTTGCTGGATGCAATCAAGAAACACGCAGTGTACCAGAAGCAATTAGACTTCGACAACGTGCGGGAAGAGGCAGGAGATATCCTGTTCTACCTTACTGGTTTGCTTAACGAGTTGGGCTTAACGATTAACGAGTGCATGGAAGCTAACGTCGAGAAGCTGTCGAAGCGTTACCCAGAGAAACGCTACACTAATGCAGCAGCAATCGCACGGGCAGATAAGCTAGACGTGGTTGAGGAACCAGTTGTGTTGAAGGATGACGATGACTTGGACGGAGTGAAGGTCGAGCGCACTTGTCACATCGAAGATCCAGAGTGTGAGTCCTGCCAATAAGGTGTCATATATGGGATATATTATCGGCTATATCGTATTAGCAGCTATTATACTGTATGTTGTATACGATGGCATGAAAGGGTTCGACGAGTGAACACACTTGAACATTACATTCAATACAAGCGGCTCAACGCAACTAAAGTGATGAACGCATTACAATTAAACGGAATCATATCAGACGAGTGCATCTTCCCTGATGACGTTAGGGATTCTGGTCAGGCGGTTTACTGGTTGGAAGATCATATTGGTGAGGTACATAGGTCTTGACTTCATTGAAATGAATATGCGGTGAATAATGCGGTAATAATGCGGTGAATAATAAATAAATATGAACTGGGATGAATATGCACTATCGATAGCTGAAGTGGTTGCCAAGAAGAGCAAAGACCCTTGGAGGCAGGTTGGTGCTGTGTTGTTGCGGCATGACAACACTGTTGCAGCCTGTGGTTACAATGGATTCCCGCCGCACATGGAGGAGGACTGGACTGACAGGGATAAGCGTAGGAATTACGTTGTCCATGCAGAGCAGAATGCCTTGCGTCATGTTAAGCCACTGGAGTGCTATCTGCTGGCATCAACAACACTGCCATGTAACAACTGCCTGAAATCGCTTGCATCTTACGGGATCAAAAGGATAGTCTATCGTGAGACGTATCCAACAGATGAATCAACAACACTGCTTGCAGCGGAATTCAACATTGCACTGATAAACGTATGACAAAAGAAGAACTCTGGAAGGTGTACACCAACAAGAACCCATCGTTCAACGGACGTGGGAATGTGACCATGTCTGCAAAGGGACTGCGTAAGTTGTTCGATACGACTTGGGATGTTGCGATGTACGATGGAGAAGAAGAGAGTGAAGACGAGCCAAGATCATATCATAGCACCAGCACTGGTGTGGATGCATTGAAGAGTATCTTTGGAATGAAATGAACGAGCCAAATCTAGCGCAGAAAGCGATTAGCTTCGTGAAGAGTGCAGCGGTATTCGTTAAAGCAGGTATGCCAATTCGGAACAAAGAGCAGATCGAGGAGCGATTATTAATCTGCAACCAGTGCGTTCACTACGACCCAAAGGCATTTGCTGGTGCTGGCAAGTGCGGTGTTTGTGGATGCAACATGGAAATCAAATTGGTTATGGACACGGAGAGATGTCCATTAGATCATTGGACATGACAAGAGAAGAAGCCCAGCGGAAATCAAACGAGGACTATATGCTCGGACGCATTACAAAAGAGGAGTGGGACTTCCAGTTTGAAGAACTAGGAAACGTGAGAGTTTGGAACAAGGATGGTAAAATTCACCAACTAAAGGAGGAACATGAAAGACTCAGAACAAATAACAGAACTACAAAATAAAATTGATAAACTAATCGATACCTACATAGCGGAGTTTGATTTGCCGCTTGCCAGCATGATTGGCATTCTTCAGGTCAAGATCCATGAATTGATTGAGAACTCCATGTATGACGAGGATGAAGAAGATGATGAGGACGAGGAGGATGAGGAATGAAATACAACAGGCTAGATCAGCTTGGAATTGTGATTACGGAGAACCCAATTGAGCATATTGAGTTTGATGTGCTAGATAAAGCGTTGAAAAATAGCGGAATAGATGCAGACAAGTTCAATGAATACTTTGGGATGCAAACCTGCTATGAGAAGGGATTGTACCCGTGGGACGTTGAGCCAGTTTTGGAGAGAATGATGAGCGGAAAACTAACAGGGACACAACTTTACTGGGATTAATATATGAGCAAAGTAGATACATTTATGATGGAAGCGTTGGACGAAATGTTCAAGCGAGTGGGATTTGAAGGGTTCGACAAAGAATTCACCCACCAAGAAGATTGGTACACTAAAAAAAGTTGGAGCATGGAAGAGTTTAGTGAGTACAAGAAGTGGTTTGTGAATAGGTTTGCCAAAGTATTCAGAAGCAGTAAGAAGGCTGGGGAGAAGGAGTTCGCTTGGTTCAATCTGATGTACGGGTGGAAAGTGAATGAATAAACCCCCGTCAGTTTTACAGGCAATTAACATTGCTACAAGGGTGCGAGCGGAAGCGGAGAAAGATGATATCAACGGAGTCATCTATGCCGCTCAGTTTATACTGACAAATCTCACGAATTCGCAGAAAAAGCAGGTTACACTGGACGAAAAGGTGGCTAAGCAGACTGTGTTAAACTTCGTTCAGCACCTGTTGAAGCACGATCAGTTTGAAGCGGCAGCAACAATCTTGTGGGGTAGTGGAGTTTACGATTGGAGGCCACAGAGTGCAGCGGATACTTGGAGGTGCTTGTTTGAAAATGACAAATTGCTAGTTCAAGGTGCAGGTGCAATGGGCAAGACGTTCAATGCCGCTGCGTGGTTCTTGTTGGATTGGATGCGAGATCCAGAATACACTTGTATTAAAGTAGTTTCGCTTACTGAGGCACACGCGCAGAGAAACGTATTCGCTGCAATCAAAAACTTCTACAGGACTGCATTGGTTAGACCAGAGTACGAAGGTAGCGAAGATCTTGTGAAGTCAATTCAAGCCAATGACGATGACAAGAATGGGATCCACCTAGTTGCCGTTCCGAAAGGCGATAGCGGAACTGGTACTTTGCGCGGATTCCACCCATCTCCAAGACAAAAGCCAGATCCCAAGTGGGGTCAAATGAGTAGGACGCACGTTGTCCTAGACGAAGCTGAAGAAGTTCCCGCTGGGGTGTGGGAAGGTCTACAAAACATCCTGTCTGCTGCCGATACGAAGGATTCCAAGGGACGCATCAAAATTTTCGGAGCATCGAACCCGAAGGATAGAAATAGTGAGTTTGGTAAGAGGTGCGAACCTGCGCGGGGTTGGCAGAGTGTGGATTGTGAGGAAGATTTCGAGTGGGACAGCAGGGAGGGTTGGCATATATTGCGATTGGATGCAGCAAGGTGCGAGAACGTGCTGGAGAAGGAGATTGTGTTCCCCGGCTTCCAATCGTACGAGGGCTACATGGCATACGAATCCAAGGGACGCACTGCCGAATATTACACAATGGCAAGAGGTTTCTTCCCACAGGAGGGCATCTCGATGGCAATTATTACACCTGCCATGATGGACAACTCAATGGGTAGCTTGCGGTTTATTGGGCCTGTAGTGCCACTAGCAGCGTTCGATTTGGCATTGGAAGGTCGAGATCAAGTTGTCTGTTCATTCGGACGATACGGACTCTGCGATGGGTGGACTCCGAGGGACGGACAATTCCGCGAATTCAAAAAGCCCAAGACGTGTTTGCAGTTGGATTCACAAATGCAGTTCCCGAAACTAGCGACATTGGAACAGACCGCAGAGATCATCCGCTTCGCAAAGGAAATGAGAATCGGAGCGAACTGGTTGTGTGTGGATAGAACTGGAAACGGAGCAGGAATCCACGATGCACTGAGGTCACTATACGGAAGCGAAGTGATGGGGGTAAACTATTCGTGGGCTAGTTCAGAAACTCACATCTTGGGAGATGACACACAACGCGCAAACGAATTGTATTCTGGAGTTGTTACAGAACTGATTTTTGGGCTTGCTAAATACCTAGAGTTTGAGTATCTGAAAATCTCACCGAGTTTCCGTACCGAGGAGTTGGTTCGACAAGCGACTTCGCGCAGGTATAAACAGCAGGGACAGGGACTTGTACGAGTCGAGAGCAAAGGTGACTTCGTTAAACGGACTCGTCAAAATAGTCCTGACGCACTCGATTCCCTGTCCCTGCTGGTCTATCTTATGAGACAACGGGGTGGAGTTGTTGCCACGATGACCGATCCAAAACCAGAAAAGTTTGTTTTCCAGAAAAAACATACTGGAATTGAAAGTTACGAATTCGTTGATTTCAGCAATTAATTTGATAAATAAGTAAGAATTTGCTTGCAAACATTAAAAATCTGACGTAAAACTCAAAAATTCATGGCAAAACCGATAATTGGAATGATTCCACCGGGGGGTTGGCATTACTACGATGGTGATGCAAAACTCACTGGTCATAGCTATGACAATCTTCTTCAGGTTGTCACGAATTTCCGTGCCGAAAACCATTTGCCAGTTGGTGACGTGGAAGGTGATGTCAATTCGTACATCTGTAGCAAGAACCCCAATTTCTGTCATGGTGTAGACATGGTTGTTGTAACATCCGTGAATACCCCTAGTCAGAAGACGGAGTTGTTAAATGACATTACAATCTGGGCTAAGAATGTTATCAATTCTACAAAAGAGATTGCACTTATATCCAGCGAGCTAGCAGAGCAACGCGCAAAGATCTGTCTTGCTTGCAAACAAAACGTGCAGTGGAAAAGCGGTTGTGGTGCTTGCGTGAAAGCAACGGAAAGATTAAGTGCAAGCATTAGACAAGCTAAAGAAACCAAGACATCCAAGGCACTAGGTGGTTGCTTGTTGCTGCGTCACGACAATAAATCCGCAGTTTTCATGTCCAGAGACAGCATTTCCCCCTCAGACAATTTGCCAGTAGATTGCTGGCTAAATCTAAAATAATATGGCCGATACAACCAAACCAATTCCAGCAGAAGTCACAAACGTCTACGCATCGAAAGCTGCGCGGATTATGAAACCATCGGACAAGCAACGTGTTTCCCAACTGGAGATTGTTGATGATAACGCTACTGGTGACGTTGTAAACCCTGACACATTGCAGGTTAAGCGGACATTTAAAGACTGCCAGCAAGCGCATTCTGCATATCGCAGACTCAAACAACAGAATACTGAGAGAAACCGCAAAAACCAATTAATTCAGAAGAAACTAAATAATGAACCTCCATACAGTGCGAAAAAACTGGAAAGCATGGGTCAGAATTGGAGGAGTAATCGTCCAACTGGGTTTCTGTCTACGATGGTTAGTCGTTTACAACCACCATTTAAACAAGTAATCGAGCAGTCACCTACACTTACCTATTCCAAATATCCACTAGAGGGAGTGAGCGAGGAACATAAAACTAAAGTGTTCCGCGAAGAGATCACAAAATGCATCAGAGGCTGGAAGGGTCACGATGACCTAGTTGCTCAGGTAACGCATGAGAATACGACCTTTGGCTTTTGTGCGGTTTGCTGGGATGACGTTCGTGACTGGAAACCAGAGTTCCTTCGTCAAGATTACACGTTCTTCTCAATCGAGACTCCGCAAGAAGCGGATTCAACACCGATTTGGGCTAGGAAGCGTCGATACCAGATCGCTGAATTGCTTCCAGTGTTGGAGCAACCAAGACTTTCCGCGCTTGCAGGTTGGCATATTAACAACTTGGTAAAAGCAATCAACAACGCAACCCCCGCTGGACGCACATTGGATTCTGACGATGACGCTCGACGCTATGAGGACTGGACGAGAGAAGGATCCTATGGTGCAAGCTACGAAAACGATGCAAAATACGTTGAGCTAGGTGAATTGCTCATTAAAGAACCCACTGGCAAGATTTCGCGCTATCTTTTTGATGACAAGAGTGGTGATGAAATCTGTACTCAATTGGATAGATACAACAGAATGTCGGATACAATCGCGCTATTCTCTATCGAGATTGGGTCTGGTGCATTGATGTCCTCCCGTGGAGCAGGACGTGACTTGTATAACACGCATATTGCTATCGAAAAAGCGAGAAATCTCATTGTCGATAACTCATATTTGCGCGGGATGCTATTACTGAAAAAAGGCCCAACGGCTAAAACTGGCATACCACCACTTCAAGTAATGCATCCCGTAGCATATGTGGCAGAGGGATATGACGTAGTGCAGTCTGCAATCCCCGCTGACGTTGAAGATTTCATTAAACTCGATCAATTCATGAGTGGATTGGCCGAGATTCAGATGGGAACCTTCCTTCCAAGCAGTGTGATGAACATCACGGGTGGAGATAAAACTGCATCCGAGGTTAATCGCATTGCTGCCGTTGAGAACCAGATCCGCGAAGGCATCCTAATGCGTTGGGTAAAGCAATATTCTAAGGCAGTTGAGCGTATGCAGCGTGGAATCTGTCACCCTGAACACGTCAAAGCCGCATCTGAACTAAAAACACAGATTGATTTCGCTCGTTTACAGAATCAAAACGCAATGTGGGCCAAAAAAGAGGTTGTTGAGGCATTTGAACAGGCACAATCCGAGATCCCATCGTTCTTAGTGCCATTTGAGATCCCACGGCATCTCGATGAAGAGGCAGTTTCTTGCGTTTTGTCCATGTTGGAGCGCAATTTACCTCCTAGCGACATTTTATTGATGGCATTCTCTCCAGCAGAGGAACTTCTGCCACAAACCGAGGGTCAAGACGCTGCAATTCTTGATCTTCTGATCCAAAGGTACACTGGAAACCCACAAATCAACCAAGATGAGTTGATGAAGCTCGATTGGTCACGCAAAGTGGGTGAATCCATCGCTAACCAAGTCATCTTACCTAAAGATCAGGTCGAAGCAGTGGCAATTGAGGCAACAAGGCAACAAATCATCGAACTTCAGAGCATTATCTCAGGTGAGGACATTCCAGTCTCTCCACGGGACAATGACATCATGCACATCCAGACCATCATGGAGAAGCTATTCCCGCTTATTTCTTCCGCTCCAGCAGGGTCTATGCCTCCAGAGATGGTTAAACCCCTACAATCGGCAGTTCAGCACTTTATCGCACACGTCCAGAACGCTGAAGCAAAGGGTGCAGACAAAAAGCAGATTGCCGAATACAAAAAGGCAGTCTCTGAAGCGATTAATTACCTGACAGCAGGACAAGCACCAATTTCCGAGGGAGATTTATTTCCAGCAGCAGCAGGTGGTGGAGGTGGAGGAGGTGGACGTAGACCATCAACTGCACAGGCTACCGCAATGGGAGAAGCCGTTGGAACACAAAACCCCTCACAAACTAACGCAGTCAACCAAGTTGCTGCACCACCTAAACCAGTAACCGCAGGATAATAATATTATGCCAGACCGAGCCAAAATGATTAGCGAACTTGCTTCCAAAGCAAAAATGGATCCATCGTCCGCAGTAAAAGAAAAAGACGTTAAACTTATGAAAAAAGTTGAACCTCTTCCAACTCCAAAAGACAAAGAAATGGAAGTTGAAGATCTTCTTTCCGAATCCGAAATGGAAATGGAAAAGAAAGCAGAATATGCCTCAAAAGAAAAAGCAAATTATGATCGCATTAAAAAACAGGGCATGAGCGACCAAGGCATCGTTTCCCCAGAGGAACTTGTTGCCGCTGGCAAAAAGGTTTACCGCAAAGTTAAATCTAAAGTTAAGTCGATGATGGAATAAAATATATTAATAAATAAATATGAAATGGGAAGAATCTGACGCATCACGTCTTCGTGACTACGACAAGAAAACAGGAAATCGATTGCGTTTATATTTACGCAGTCGAATTCCCTTCATAACGGAATGTTCCGTCGAAGGAGTTGCAATGCAAGCAATGTTGAAGCAAGGTTTTGAAATGGCATTGCGAGAAATCGAAGATTGTGTAAACTCATCAAATGATAACGCTGATCCAAGCGCAGGAAATTTCACGTCCATGTGACGGAAAAAGCAGGTAGTATTAACGATCTTTCACGAAAAAAATGGAAGTGCCGTGGTGAAAAGTCGATGAAGTAAATTAACAACCAATTAATAAATCTATGGAAAACGAAAACGAAAAAGTAGAATCCAGTGTTACTGGATATGGAAACCCATCATTGGACGCTGATCCAATCGATGAATCAACTGAAAATCAAATCGATGCATTGCTAGATGCAGCATTGAGTGGAGTTGAGCCAGTGTTCGCAGAGGAACCCGAATCAACTGAAACTGAGGAAATTGAGCCAATTGAAGAAACGCAAGAGGTTGCTGAATCCACGGAATCTACAGAAACTCCAGAAGCACCCGTAGCTCCAGAAGTCGAACTGGATCCAGAAATTGCTTCAATCGAACAGCCTCGCAATCTTTCGGAGGTTAATCGCTCCAACTGGAGAAAACTGCAAGAGACGGCATCGACATACAAGAAGCAAGCGGAGGAAGCAGAGCAACTGCGGCAACGTGTTGTGGAGATGGAATCACGTCAGCAGGAGTTTAAAGCACCAGATGATTATGATGAATTAAAGAAATTTCGTGCAATCTTCGATATTAAGAATGATCCAGAGTTCCAGTCGAAATACAATCAACCAATTCAGTCTGCCAAAGAAAATATCTATAGCATCCTTCGCAAAAACGGAGCGAGTGAAGATGTCATTGAATCTATTGAAAAAGCGGGTGGGCCTGATGCCGTTGATCAAAGTTGGTGGAGGAATAACGCAATTGACAAGTTGCCGCTAACTGATTCTGAGCGTTTGAAACGTAGCCTTGTTGACGTTGTTGATCTTAAAGAAAAGCAAGAGCAAGAGATAGAAAATGCCGCACAAAATGCAGATCAAATTCTTGAACAGCGCGAGCAAGAAAAAGGGCAGTGGTATCACAAGGAGGTTGAGCAGATCGACCAACACATCGATTCGATTACAAAAGAGTTGCCGTGGGCAAGGTTTGCAGAAGCACCCAAAGATGCAACCCCAGAAAAGCTACAGCAGGTGCAGCGGCACAACGCGCAGGTGCAATCCCTTGCCGAAAAATTTAACTCTGCTCTGTGGCCCACCAACGCGCAAGAACGGGCTAACGTAGCGGCAGCAGCAGTGTTCTCTCACGTCCTAACTGAGCAACTGCGGGTTGAGCAGGAGGGGAAATCTAAATACATGGCCGAATTGAAGTCCTTGCGCGAAGAGAACAACAACCTAAAAGGTGCAGGGAAAATGCCCAAGCAGACCATCACGGGTCAGCATAGCATCAAATCCAGCCTCAATGACAGATTGAAAATGAACTCGATGGATGCCATTGATATTGGCCTCGATGAGGCACTAGGTGGTTAAAGTATACTAAAGTTATACAGTTATACACAAAATCATATATATCTTAGTATAGTTAAAGGCACATTATATCTATGGAACCAAAAGTTACTCCTGATGAGAAGATAACTATGAACGCATTGGATTCTTTCGATCCATTTGCTAGACAAGGACAAGTTCAGCGTCAACAACCACAACAGCAACCAGAAATAAATAAACAACCAAGAGATTTTTCACATCTCGACGAACCTATGATCAAATTAGACCGAAAACCTAAACGCAGACGTAAACCAGTTCCAAAGGTGCTAGAAAAGATGGAATTACCAACTCCAGAGGAAATTAAACAACCAATTATCGAAGAAGTTACCGAAAAAGTACAATTTAACGATACTCTACAGTCAAATATTGTAGAATCCCGAACTAATGAAGGGTTGCCATCGTATCGTGCAGAGTTCGCAGGAAGGGACATTTTCGTTGGTTTTTCGGCTAATAAAGCCACAAATCCGATCACTGCACTCGCTTTAATCCACATTGCGCTTGATTTTGGACGTGATAAAATCCGATTTGACGTTTCTAGCGACGAAAACAACTTCTACAAGTCACGGAATGACCTTGCAGAGAAATTCCTAGCCACGGACGCAAAATGGTTGCTCTTGCTGGACAATAATATCATCCCATCCATTGGTAGACCGCAATGGGCCAAGGCAACAATTGGTGCTGCTCGAAATATCCACGATTCGCACCTACAGAAGCACATCGTGCATCGTTTAGTCGGTGCAGGAAAGTCACTAGTGGGTGCAGCGTACTTCGCTAACTTAAATGATGCGTCAATCGACTGTTCAAAAACCGATTTAGGCAAAAAAGCAAGGATCTGCACAGATTCCGTGGAGGCCGTTGACTGGGTTGGCAGTGGGTGTTTACTTATCCATCGTCGGGTGTTTCAAGACATCAAGAAAAAGTTCCCTGATATCAAACACGGGCCTTTTTACCCTGACGATATTTCATTTTGTAAAAAAGCAATGGATGCAGGGCATCAACCTCACATTGATTTGGGTGTTCCAGTCTTTAATGTAGGAATTAAGGCATACTAATGAAACCAAAAATCTACGGATACTACGAAAGCGTGCAATTGCACCCACAAAGCGAGCAATTTGCCTGTGCGAACATATGGAAATCAACTTGGGAAGCACAAGGATGGGAACCAGTCATGCTAAATCGCTCACACGCGCAGGGGAGTCCGCTCCACTTGAAACTAATGACGAAATTAACAAGACTCGCTCCAATTCTCCCCAACGAGTTGCAGAATAATTTTGCTTTCATTTGCGCTCGTTTTTCACGCTGGTGTGCGCTTCATGCCGCTAGTGGTGGATGGATGAGTGATTATGATGTCGCTAACATTTCATTCACTCCGCAACTCGCTGAAGAGGTTGAGAGGACTGGTTCATTACTTCTTTTGTCTGGGAAACCATCATATGTTTTTCATACAACTAAAGAAATGTGCGCTCACGTCATAAACACAATACTTTCCAATGATCTTCATGTGGGTGGAGTGTTAAAAAACGAGGATACTATTTTTAACGAATCTGGGAAACTGGATAAAATCGAAGCGAATTTAATTCACGCAAAACTAGAGAATAATATTCCGAAATCTCAGTACCTAAAAAATATTTTAAATATAATTTGACAATGTTTTTGTAATAATGTAAAAGGAAAATAACTCGACGTGCCAGATTCGTTATTCTGGTGACTCTGTGGAAGTCAAAGAATCCGCAATCAGGCCGAACAAAGCCCAACGTGCCGGGGCAACAAAACCAAGAAACAAATCGTTAAGAACCGATAGCGGATCTTTTCGTCTTGAATGTTGCCCGTAGAATTTTTCTTCGGGAGTTCAAGCAGAACAAACCCAAAACAAACAATCAATTAAAAAACTAAAATTATGGCTCAAGAATGTATCTCACTAGCAGCAATTCAGGATTTTGCGTCTAAGGACGTGAATCGTATCATCGGACAAATCGGACGGGTTCTCGCTCGTAAAAGTCCTTATATCAACTCCATCGATGGTGGAACCCTTCCAAACGTATCGGACGTTGTTCGTAGCGTAGTTGAGGAAATGGCAGTCCCTGCCGCTTCGCTCGCTGCTCCTACCTTCGTAAATGACACGACCCTCTGTGGAATCGGTGCAACCCCTGACGTTGTTGGATCGACTGAATATCAGTTCCAACTCCAGACCCTTCGTGGTGCAGGCCCACGCGTTTGCGTTAAGCAAGCTCGTACTGCATTCAAAGGTTCTTACCTCCAAGCTCAAGTATCGCTCGAAAAGACGATCCTTCAGCTTATCAACGCTGACATCCGCTATCAGTATCTCCTTCAGTCTGGCATTAAATATGTAGTGGATTCCACTGCTACCTTCTCTGCTAACTTGACTGGTGATATGCAGCAGATCAATACCCTGTTTGCCAACAAAGTTCCTGATGCTCCTATGAACTTCAGGACTCTCTACAAACTCGGCACGTTCTTGCGCGAAGAGATGCTTGCTGAACCATTCGCTACCTCTGAGGGTGAATTCTTCCAAGTTATCGCCAGCGCAGACCAGATCGAGAATTTCCGCAACGATGCGGACGTTAAGGAAGATCTGATCGGCCTCACGACTGGTTCGTTCAAACTTGGTGAGACTGCAATCAGCGGTTACTCCTTCCAAGGTTATCGTGGTTTCGCATTCGGTATCGACCAACAGCCCCTTCGCGCTACCGCGAATGTCGCTGGTGTTCTTACCCTTGTTAACCCAATCGTTAG